ATATGCAAAAGGCTATTGATGCTCAGATTCGTTCTCACTTGGATTCATTGGCGCTGACCACCAGCCCCATGATTGCAATGGATGCAACCCGTCTGCCCCGTGGTGCTAAGTTTGAAGTCAAACCTGGGAAGGCGATTCTTACCAATGGCGCACCTTCAGAGATTCTGTATCCCTTCAAGTTTGGTCAGACTGATGGCAACAACCTAGAAACCGCCAAGGATTTCGAGCGTATGCTCCTGCAATCCACGGGAACTTTGGACTCTCAAGGCATGGTTACTTCTGGTGCTAGAGACATGGGCCAAGGTGGTATGTCTATGGCTATTGCCACCATAATCAAGAAGTACAAGCGTACTCTAGTGAACTTCCAAGAAGACTTCCTGATCCCATTTATCCAGAAGGCGGCTTTCAGGTATATGCAGTTTGACCCAGAGCGTTACCCCTCTGTGGACATGACCTTCATTCCTACTGCCACTCTGGGCATCATTGCCCGTGAGCATGAGCAACAGATGTTCATTGGCTTGCTACAGACCCTTGGCCCTAACACTCCTGTGTTGCCACTGATTCTGAAGGGTGTTTTGGCTAATTCTTCTCTGACCAACCGCTATGAACTGATGGAGCAGTTGGACAAGATGAGCCAACCTAATCCGCAAGCAGATGAGATGGCACAGATGCAACAACAGTTGGCACTTCAAGCTGCACAGGCTCAGATTGCTGTCAATACTACTGCGGCAGAGCAAAATAGAGCTGAAGCACAGAAGTTGCAGGTTGAAACACAGTTGATGCCTCAAGAAGTGCAAGCCAAGATGAGTGCATCTTTGACCAAGAATCTACCCAATGAGGATGAAGCCAATCAAAGGGAGTTTGATAAGCGGGTAAAGATTGCGGACTTGATGCTCAAAGAAGCTGACATCAAGAACAAGTCAAAGATTGTTGAACTACAAATGGCAAACAAACAAGAAAATTTGCGTTCAGTTGAGAATGACTTTCTAAGCCAACTGTCTGGAGCATTGAAATGAGCATTGTTCCTAACTTAGATGAAATGACTGATGAGCAAAAGCTGGCAGTTTTAGAGTCTGTTCAAAAGTCTATTGCTGAAAGCAAAGAAATCCAAAAACGCAAGATTGGCGAAAATGTTGAGTTGGTTGTCCAAGCACTCAAGAAAATTGAGTCTGACATTCGTGATCGTTTTGATGGCGTTGGCACTGCTATTGAAAAGCGTGTTGCATCTATTAAGGATGGGCGGGATGGCGCTAATGGCAAGGATGGACGTGACGGCAAAGATGGCAAGTCAGGCAGAGATGGGTTAAAAGGTGACAGAGGTGTTGATGGTCAAGCTGGTCGTGATGGTGTAGATGGCGTTGATGGTGTATCAGTAATCAACGCAAACATTGACTTTGATGGTTCTTTGATAATTAGCCTGTCTGATGGTCGAGAGATAAATGTTGGTGAAGTTGTATCTGCTGATGTTGCTGAAAAGATCAAAGTCATCAGCACCATGTCCACCAATGGGGCCGTGGCTATCTTAGATGAAGGCACAAGCATCACAAGTGGTGTTAAAAAGATCAATTTTGTTGGTGCATCAGTTACCGCTACTAACTCAGGGGATGATGTAACTGTCAATGTGAGTGCTGGAACGGGGACAGTTACGAGTGTTGGTTTATCTGGTGGCACAACTGGATTGACCACAACTGGCAGTCCTATTACTACAACTGGCACAATTACCTTGGGTGGAACTCTTGCGGTTGCTAGTGGAGGAACAGGTACAGCAACGCCTAGTTTGATAGCTGGTACAAACATTACTAGCATCACAGGTACTTGGCCCAATCAAACAATCAACGCAAGTGGTGGTTCTGGCACAGTCACAAGTGTGGCGGCTTTAACTTTAGGAACGTCAGGAACTGATTTAAGTTCTACTGTAGCTACTAGCACTACAACCCCAGTAATCACCTTAAATGTACCAACTGCTTCTGCTACCAATCGAGGTGCATTAAGTTCTGCTGATTGGACAACATTTAATAACAAGGGTTCTGGAACAGTTACCTCTGTTACAGGCACTTCTCCTGTTGTGTCTAGTGGTGGGGCAACTCCTGCTATTTCCTTGGCAAGTGGCTATGGAGATACGCTTAATCCATACGCATCTAAGACTGCAAACTTTGTCTTAGCCGCACCCAATGGGTCTGCTGGAGTGCCTACTTTCAGAGCAATTGTTGCTGCTGATATTCCTACTCTTAACCAGAATACATCTGGAACTGCGGCTGGTTTATCAGCAACCCTAGTGGCGACTTCTGGTGGCACAGGTCAATCAAGCTATGCGGTTGGGGACTTGCTTTATGCGTCAACCACTACGGCATTGTCAAAACTTGCTGATGTTGCAACTGGTAATGCGTTGATTTCTGGTGGTGTATCAACTGCTCCTAGTTGGGGCAAGGTTGGTCTGACTACCCATGTTAGTGGAACATTGCCAACTGCTAATGGCGGCACAAACCTAACTTCATTTACCGCAAATGGCGTTGTCTATGCTTCAAGCACAAGTGCTTTAGCTACGGGTAGTGCGTTGGTGTTTGACGGAAGTGTGTTTTCTGTAACTGGCCCAACCACCATCTTAAAGAATGGCGGCACGGGGGCTACTGCTGGTTTAATGCTTAATGGGGGTGGAGCATCTACAACTTTTAACATAGACTTTGGAACTCCAGTTAGCAATAGACTCTGGATGCGGCAAGCGTACTCTGATGGTGCGGGTACTATAAAGTTTCAGTATTCGTCTGATGGCACAATGGCATCCCCTATTGACATTTTGTCTGTAATATTTGGTACGGGCATTGCTGTAACTGGACTTACTGACATTTCTGCGGCAACATCAGGGCAAATCAAATTCCCCGCAACTCAAAACGCATCATCTAATGCAAACACGCTAGATGATTATGAAGAGGGGACTTGGACACCTACAATTACTTTTGGTGGCTCTAGCACAGGGATAACATACGCAGCATCTAGTCAAATTGGCACTTATACCAAAATAGGAAACTTAGTAACAATTAGGGCTTATATAGGTTTATCAAATAAAGGCTCATCAACTGGTGCGGCTAGGATTGCTGACTTACCATTTACGCCTATCAATACATTAAATCAGTATTGGGCGGGGTCTTTAGGAGTTACCACTGTTAGCTATACAGGATATCCTTGGGCAACAACTATTCATGGTTCAGCTACTATAAGTCTTAAACAAACTGCTGAAGCCGGTACACCAAGTAATTTACTTGATACAAATTTTGCAAACTCATCTGAACTGTATTACACGGGTCAATTCCAAGTTTAATTATTTTTGACCCAAGAAAACATAAAGGAACTATCATGGCACTTACAAAAACCACCAGTGTTGACCAAATTACTGTTACCGAAAACGGCATCATCCTTTACCGTGAAGCTACACGCATCATGGAAGATGGCAACGAACTGAGCAAAGCCTACCATCGCTCAAGCCTTGTGCCGGGTCAAGACTTGACGGGTATTCCTGCCAATGTCGTTGCAATCTGCAATGTGGCTTGGACTGAAGCAGTCATTGCGGCTTATCAGGCGGCACAAGCTGAAAGCGTTGGCGCATGACCCCAGAACTCCAGAAATATTATGAAGATCGCTTCTCAATGATGGGAAGTGATGGATGGAAAGACTTGGTGGAGGATATTGACACCATGATTAAATCCTTGAATAATATATCTGTTATTTCTGATGAACAAAGCCTACAATTCAAAAAAGGCGAACTTTCTATACTAACTTGGCTGAAAACCTTGAAAGAGGCAAGCGAGAGAGCATACGAGGAACTCAATGAAAAGAATGTTTGATTTTGCCTGTGCAAACGGGCATAAAACCGAAAGACTGGCTGATTATGAGTCGATCAGTTTTAGGTGTGAATGCGGTGAAAGAGCCAATCGCATTCTTTCTGCTCCTAACTTCAAATTAGAAGGGTGGTCTGGTTCTTTCCCATCATCGCATGGAAGGTTCGAGAAAAAACACCTAGATCAGTTGAAGTGGGAGCAAAAGCACAACTCATAAACAGCAATGTCGAGTTGATTCTCCTACAACCGAAACGGCAGGAAAAGGGATAATATGTTGATTGATAAAGAACCTGAGATGAAGAGTGAGTTAGAGGCTGAAGAATCCAAGCTATCTGACACCATTGCGCCAGCAAGCCCGGGACTCCCTGACAAGTACAGGGACAAAAGTCTGGAGGACATTGTTCGGATGCACCAAGAAGCTGAGAAGCTAATTGGCAAGCAAGCGCAAGAGGTGGGAGAGGTAAGGAAGCTCGCTGATGAACTCATTAAGCAGAACCTCAGTTCAAAGCAACAACCTATTAAAGAAGAGGAACCTGAAGTAGATTTCTTTGAGAATCCACAGAAGGCAGTTCAGAAGACTATTGATAATCATCCTGATGTTCTCGCCGCCCGTCAAGCGGGTGTGGATTTCAAAAGGATGCAGATTCAGCAAAAGCTAACGCAAGACCATCCTGACTACAGTCAGATTGTCAATGACCAAGATTTTGCGAATTGGGTGAAATCATCGCCTGTTCGTCTTGGTCTGTATGCAAAAGCAGATGGCGAGTTTGATTATGATAGTGCCAATGAGTTGCTGTCTACCTACAAAGAATTGCGTGGCGTAAAACATAAGCAGACTGAACAAGCGGGTGAAACCGCCAGGAAGCAAAATATGAAGGCCGCACAAGTTGATGTTGGTGGAACTGGTGAGAGTTCAAAGAGGGTATACAGACGTGCTGACCTTATTCGGCTGAAGATGTCGGAACCTGACCGCTACGATGCGCTTTCTGAAGAAATTATGAAAGCCTACGCAGAGGGACGGGTTAAGTAACTTAATTTTCGTTTCTAAGGAGAAACAACCATGGCAACCTCATTTTCCCCCAGTAACTCAGTTACTGTTACCACAGGCGCAACATTCATCCCCGAAATTTGGAGTGATGAAATTATTGCCGCCTACAAGAAAAACTTGGTTCTTGCGAACTTAGTTATGAAGATGAACTTTAAGGGCAAAAAGGGTGATGTCATTCACATCCCTGCGCCTACCCGTGGTTCAGCTTCTGCCAAGGCCGCAGAAACAGCAGTCACTTTGATTGCCGCTACTGAGTCTGAAGTGCAAGTGTCTATCAACAAGCATTACGAATATTCTCGTTTGATTGAGGACATTGTTGAAGCACAAGCACTCAACTCGTTGCGTAACTTCTACACCTCTGACGCTGGTTACTCCCTGGCTAAACAAGTCGATACTGACTTGGTTCAGTTGGGTCGTTCTACCAATGGTGGTGCTGGCACAAACGTGTATGCAACTGGTGCGTTCATTGGTGGTGATGGTACAACTGCTTATGTTGCCGCAAGCAACAATGAGTCAGCACTGACCGATGCCGCCATTCGCCGCACTATTCAGCGTTTGGATGACACCGATACCCCAATGGATCAGCGTTTCTTCTTGATTCCTCCATCAAGTCGCAACACCCTGATGGGTTTGGCTCGTTACACTGAGCAAGCCTTTGTGGGCGGTACTAACAGTACCATTCGCACTGGTGAGATCGGTAATCTGTATGGCATCCCTGTGTTTGTCTCAAGCAATTGCGACACAGGTTCAGGCACTAATAACCCACGGGTTTGCTTGATGGGTCATAAAGACTCTTTGGTTCTGGTTGAGCAAATTGCTGTTCGTTCACAAGTGCAATACAAGCAGGAGTATCTTGCTAACCTTTTCACTTCTGACACTCTGTATGGGGTGCAAATCCTTCGTGCCGCCGCAAGCACTGGTGCAGCCAAATCTGCATCTCTGTTTGCACTTTTGGTTCCCGCCTAATTGCAGTTGCGCCCCCTGCCCTAGTGGTGGGGGGACTTTTTTAACCTAATTAGGAGAAATCAAAATGGCAGCAGCAACAGCAGTTGTTTCCCGCAGAGGAACTGATACATTCCGTGGATTGTTTTCAGATACCTTTTCTGTAGTGGCAACCTTGAA